TGGACTTGCCCGCCGCCTCGGCACCTTCGGTGAACGCACCGAAAATCTTCTCCGCGTCCGCACTGCGTTTGAACGTGATTTCGCTGTCGAGCCGGTAGCCTCGCCCGTCGAAGAGGTTGCGGAACATCTCGACTTCTTCGGTGATCCCGGCGAACTCCTCGTTGATGGTGCCGAGGTCGGAGATCACGTGTCCGGCCACACCGGTCAAGCCTTCGACGAACTGGCCCAGTGCTTTCGGGTTCTTCTCGATCGACGCCGCGAGATCGTCGAACGAGTCGGACAGGCTACCGACGATGCGCGGCATCCGGCCGCCGAGGTCGGTCATGACTTTCCCGGCGGCGCGGCTCAGCGGTTCGAGTTCGAAGTCGCCCAGGCCCTTGAACAGGCCCTTCGAGAAGTCGCCCAACGCCGGGGCGAGGATCGCGAAGGAGCGCTGAAGCTTCGGCTTGAGCGTGCCGAACGCCTGCTCCATGTCGCCGATGATGGTCATCGTGGTCTCGCGGAACGGCGTCGTGACTTCCTGCCAGTCGCGGCTCACACCACGGGCCATCTGCTGCCAACGCTGCCGCACTTCGCCGGTACGGGCGGCGGTGATGACGCCCGCACCGGCGAGGCCCAGGCCGAGCCCGAGCACGATGGCGCCGCCTGCTGCCGCGCCGATCGGCAGCGCAGCCGCCGCGATCGCACCCATCAGAGCCGGGCTTTGCAGCGCACCGGGCAACGCCGAGAAGCCCCGGTCGACGGCATCCACCAGCTTGTTCCCGGCAGCCGCGACGCCCTTGACCATCGCGTCGGCCTTCTTGCCAGCCGACTCCCACGTCGACTGGGCGAGGCTCACGACGTGCCCGCCCCAGAACCGGACCGACGCGAGCGTGCTGTCGAGAGCGGAGTCGACGCCCCTCTTGAACGCCCGGCCGCCGCGGTGCGCGGCATCGCCCACCGCGTCGCCCACCACACCGCCGATGGCCGCGCCGACACGGCCGAACGGCGCCACGATCCTGCCCGCCAGCCGAACCGTCGTGCTGGCGACGTCCGCGACCGCGCGCCCGTAGCGGATCACCGGCTCGGAGGCCCGGTCCCACGCGGCCTTCGCCCGCTCGGCTGCCTCTACCGCGCGCGCACCCGCGATCCTGGCCGGTTCGACGACGCGGTTGAACGCGCTCGTCGCGGCCTCGCTCATCGCGCGTGCCCGAGCCGCCACCCGATCTGACGCGCGCGTCCACGCTGCGGTGATGCTGTCGGCCGCCGCAGTGGCTCGTGCTTGTGCGCGGTCCACTCCGCGGCCCACGGCGTCCGCGATGGCTGCCGAGGTCTCCACCACGATCGTGCGGGTTCGGCGCACGGGCACCATCGCGGCGGCCATCGTCGTCGCTGCCGCGCGCCGGGTCGCGGCCACGGCGGCGTCGATTTTGCCTGTCGCGACAGACCACGCAGCAGCGATGGTGTCTGCGGCGGACACCATGACTGCGCGCGCCCGCCGTGCCGGTTCCAGCGCCCGGTTCAGGGTGGCCTTGGCCGCGTCGCCCACGCGCGTGAGCCGCGCCTGTACCCGGTCGAGCTTCAGCGCCTGGTACAACGCCGACCCGGCCTCGGAGCCGGCCCGGTAGAGGGTGAGGACGAGTTCGTCCATCGCGGCGCTCGACTCGCTCACCGCGTCCCGCCACACCGTGCGCAACGGCATCCGCGTCGCGACCTTCTCCGTCACCTGGCCGACACGCTCGATGCGCTCCGCCAGGGCGTCAGCTGACTTGCCCGCCTCGGTGATGGAGTCGGCGATCTTCGCGGTTTCCGTCGCCTGCCCGGCGACCTTGCCGAGTTCGTCGGCGGCGCCCTTCGCGGACGCCTTCGTCTTGTCCAGCGACTTGGTGACCTTGTCGACAGCCGTGGTGGTCGGCTTCTCGACAGCCTTCTCCAGGGCGCGGGCCTCTGTCGATGCGCCGGCGGCGGCGGACTCGACACCGTGGAGTTGCTTGACGAGGGCGGCTTGGGTGGCGGCGAACTTGTTCTGCCCGCTCACGACGATCTTGATCTCGTTCACCGCTCACCACCTCCGCTCATCTCTGCCTGTCGCTCACGTACCGCCGACTCGATCTCCAGCCACCGCTGCACCCGGGCGTCCAGCTGGTCGTACTCGTCCGGGTTGCAACTGAACTCCCGCCACACCCACAGGTAGAACCGGGCCGTCCGCGCCTCACGCGGCTCGACTACGGGACGTCCTGTGTCGGGATCAACGCCTCCACCTCCGAACTCGCCCCCGTGGGCAAGCCAGGCCCGGAGGTCCCGCCCAAAGGGTCGACAGGCTCCCTGTCGGTGCCCTTCTCCGGGTCCTCCTGCTTGGACGCGTTGGGCACCCGGCCGCCGTCCGACCACGCCTCGATGATCTCGGCGACAGCGCCGGAGTCGAAGTCCAGCAGCGCGTCTGCGGTCTTCGGCAGCGGTTCGCCGTCCGGGCCTTCGAGGTTCCACGACACGACGTGCTCGCACAGCCGTGCGAACTTGCGCGCAGCCGCGCTGGCGAACGACTCGTCCTTGCCCCGGCCCTCGACCATCTCGTTGATCGTCGCCACGTTCGGTGCCCGCACCACGACCTGCATCCCGTCGTAGTCGTGGCCGGGCGGCCAGTTGATGGTGAAGACGCGTCCTGCGTAACCCACGGGGTTCTCCTCGGCGGTAGGAAGGGTTGGTGTTACGACCAGGTCGGTACGGTGCCGTCGGCCAGCACGCCGGGCGCGGTGAACGTCAGCTCGCCGGTCGCGGCCCGGGTGATCTGGTAGTCGGTGAACAGGCACTCGTTCGCCAAGGTCTGCGCGGCATGTCCGAGGGACACGGTGCGCGCCACCGACGTGGACGGCACCGTCTTGAACACCGTGTGCGAGGCGTTCGCCGTGACGTTGACGACTCCGTTGAGGTTGATGGAGAAGTCCGCCAGCAGCAGCTGCCGCTCGATCGCGCTCTTGTCCACGCCGGTGTGGTCCTGCACCGCCCGCGGCATGGCGAAGTCGAAGTTGGTGATGTCGTTGCGGATGTCCCGCGGGGTGCCGCCCGAGTCGTCCACGCTGAGCGTGGTCCACGCGAGGCCGTTGGTCTTGGCCATGCCTACTCCCCGATTTCCAGGCGCGACACGACGCGCTCAAGGTTGCTGTGAAGGTGGTCCAGCCACGGGTCCGGGCCGGAGTGCACAGTGGTCCGGACGTCGCGGTCGATTCGCCAGTCGCCGCCGCGCGCCAGGTAGATCGGCGGCACGTCCTGGTCCCGCATGGTGTGGCTGTCGGAGTTGAAGCACGTCTGGCCGGCCGCGAAGGTGAACAGGGTGCGCCCGTCGTCGGCACGGGTCTCCCGGAATCGGCGCCCGGAGAAGTTCCGGATGTACTGCGCCACCCCGTGCTGCTTGGTGATGGACTCGTCCAGCACGGTGGCCCAGCCCTCCCGCCAGTGCCGGCAGTTCACTTCGTGGCAGGTCGCCTTGCGCCAGTGGCGCTTCGACGTAAGCGGCGCCTGCACGGCGAACGTCTGCATCGAGGTCGGCGGCAGCGCGGGCGTGATCCGGTTGACGCTCACGAGAGCACCTCCGTGGTGTTCTTAGTGACCGTGACGAGGAATTCGACGCTGGTGAGGCCGCCCGTGGTGGTGGTGACGACGCGGAGGTACCGCTCCACGGCGAGATCCCGCGCCGTTTCGATGCGCTGAACCTGGGGGCCTTCGGCCACCGACGTGAAGGCGCCTCCTACGACGTCGGTCCACGCGTCTCCGGCCCCGTCGTCACTGGACTCCTGGATCTTGATGGTCACGTCGGTGCCGGTGAACGCGATCACGTGCAGGTAGGCCTGCAGCCCGAAGTCCGTCGCCTCGATCAGGTCCACCCCGGCGCCGTCGGTGGCGGCCGTGTCGGTGCGGGTCGCGGTGGTGAGCAGGTCACCCCACTCCAGGCCGTAGCCGTCGCCCTGGATGTTGACGTCGGCGGTGAGCATCCCGTCCTGCGCGCGGGTCAGGTCGTAGTTGATCTGCTTGCCGTAGATCGAGGCTGC